CGGTCAAGGGGAAATTTTTCCCCTTATGTTTACATCTTATATTATTTTTTGAGTGCCTAGTGCGTAAGAAAATATAATAAAAAGAGTAACTTAAAATATAGGTTGTCAACATGGGGTAAAAAGTTGAAAATTTAGGAAGCGACTAACCTCACCAAATGGCTTGACATAGATTCAGAACCTAGTTATAGGGGCCTCATGAGCAGCAACCTATCATCCTATTTATCTAGTTATCTCATCACCTGAGGTAGGATCAGTCGCATCCTACCTCATTGAGGAGGGTAGGGTGCATGTGTTGCACAATCGGTCTTGAAAACCGACATCCCAGTTTAACGATTGACGGTTCGATTCCGTTGCCCTCCCCCAAATTAGAAGCAGAACCAGTCAGGTGGCTGGGGCGGATTGCTAATCCGTACGAGCCGAAAGGTTTGGGGTTCGAGACCCTCTGCTTCTGCCATATCCGTGGTTTCAGCAGGAAGTCCTGTAGTCAGGCTGTAACCCTGATCCTCGCAAGGGGGTGTGGAGCGTTACCACAACCACGGACCATATGCCCGAGTAGGCCAATTGGTAGAGTCGGCAGGTTTAGAACCTGTGCGTTGGGGGTTCGAATCCCTCCTCGGGCACCAAATTCAGCCTCAGTGGCCTTAGGGAAATTGGTACACTCACCGGACTTAAAATTCGGGGCTTTGTGGGTTCGAGTCCCACCTGAGGCACCAAAATTGACACATTATCGCGAAAAAGAGCGATAATGTGTCAAAAACTGGCCATTATTTAGAAAAATACGTGATTTCCGATACGAAAACGGCCATTTCTGCGTGAATTTGACCTAAAACTATAGCAGCCGGGCACAGGATTACGTACTGAACCTTCTAAAACGGCCCTTGCGACGTCCTCACACTGTCTCCAGTTACGATGATAACGAATATTCTGGAACTGATTACGCTGCCAGATCACCTCCTTTATAGTATCAGGATATCTGGGAGATCGAACTCGGTTGAGAACTACGTACCCAACGGCGATCTGACCTAATCGAGACTCTCCACGAGCTTCATGATAGATGACATTTGCTAATTCTCGAACACTCAAATCATACTCCTGTTGTAGTTGAACCAACCCAGATAGAGTTTCAAAGCTAGCATTCAACTTAATATCGATGAACTGTGCTTCACATGCGCTAACCAATGTGGTATCATTGCAAACACCTAACCACCATGGTATGGCTACCCAATAAGGATGGAAAACTATGAAGATAAAGAATCATTGGATCGAAGAAGCGGATCGGACACATCGCAGCCCGAACAAGAGTCGTGGAAAGATGAAGCCCACTATCATCGTGCTCCACTACACCGGCTCAGGAGGAAAAGACGGAAGCGGTGATGCCTCTTACCTAAGCCGAGCATCAACTAGAGCATCGGCTCAACTCGTGATCGGACGTGAGGGTGATATCCACCAGCTTATGGGTCTGAACGAGAAGGCATGGCATGCTGGAAAATCCAAGTATAATGGTAAGGCTAACCTAAACCACTGGACAATCGGAATTGAGATCGATAACTGGGGCTGGCTCGACGGTCGAGGTATTAACCTCCCGGAAGACCAAATCCACCACGAGACTCGTTTCAATTTAAAGACTTGGGAAAAGTATAAGCCCGCTCAGCTCGCCACAGTTGAGGAAGCTATCGCTGCTATCTGCGAGTACTACGATATTGAGGATATCGTCGGTCACGAAGAAATCTGCGTACCTTACGGTCGCAAGCAAGACCCCGGCCCTGCTCTGGATGATTTCATGGCTGAAATGAAGGAGAAGTACATCGGGAAGGAGGCTTCGAATCCTCCCGTCAAGGAAACTCACGTTGAGGAAGGTTGGGCGACTGTCAATGTTAACAATCTCCGTCTGCGTAAGACTGCTAGTTATCAGGCTCCCATCTTAACGCACATGCCGAAGAACTCGGTCGTCAAGATTCTGGGTGAGCCATTCCCCGGCTGGTTCAAAGTCCAATTCGGTGAGCGTGTCGGATTTACTGTTTGGAAGTATCTGGAGTTTCCATCATGAGTAGAGTAGCTGGATTCAATAATGGCGCTTTCGTGAATCTTGGTCGTGTGTCACCACAAAACGGGTTGCCTATGCTTCAACGTAAGGATTGCTTCGGCAACCCTAAAATTTATCACAGTAAGCCTAAGCCTCGCTCTTGACTTCCTGTAATGAATGACTTATGCCTCTCCCTGCGTAATGCAAGGAGAAAACCCAATGTACCTCAATACCAAGCGTGACGCTGTTCACGCTGCCAACGTAGAAGCGGGATGGTGGACTGACCTTAATACGGGTCAGTCCATTCTTGATACCCGCAATCGTCCGGAAATGCTCTGCCTTATCACGAGTGAGCTATGTGAAGCTGTCGTAGATGGTTTTGCCCCCGACAGCCACCTCCCCCAATACCCCGCTGTACAGGTCGAGATTGCCGATGCTGCCATCCGTATTCTTGACCTCGCCGGAGCTGAGCAGATTGATCTGACAGCAGGTGATAAACATCGGGTAGTTCTTCTCGGAGACCTGATGAAAGACACGATGGCGATTGTCATCCTTGTATCATCATACGCTCTGGAAGGAGTCCGCAAAGGAAAGACCGATCTCTATCATCAATCCCTTGCCGACGCTTACACATCCCTCTGGCATTTCGCCGACGTCTACGAGTTTGACCTCAAGGAAGTCATCGACGCCAAGATGGAATACAACGCAAACCGGGCCGACCATAAGATCGAGAATCGGAAGGCCGAAGGAGGTAAGAAAATATGAACCGTCAAGAAATTTTGAAAGAAATCGACGCCGAGCGCGAGTACCAGATAAATAAGTGGGGCGATGAGGTTGACGTGAAAATCAACCGCCCCAGTGACTTCATCAGTTACATCGTCAAGTACTCTACGAGCTGGTATGATGGGACTTTCTTCCCATTCAAGACATCCACTGTTGATGCCTTCCGTAGGTCTATGATCAAAGTCGCTGCAATAGCAGTGGCCGCAGTGGAGGCACTGGATAAGCAACGAGCTGAGGATGGTTCGGCGTTTTATGAGGATACAGTAATATGACACCGGAGCAAATCGCGGAATTTATTACTCCTGAGGTAGCAGAAGCTCTCCAATCTGAGAATCATTACTGCGCCTCAAGGTGGAGTGAAGGTACTCCAAATGGACGAGCCTTTAATGAGCGTAGTATCGATGAATGGATTCTCTACATGGAGGATTACATATCAGAAGCTCGAACTCAAGCAGTTCGAGGTGATGAGGAAGGCGCTCTACATACCATTAGGAAGGTGATGAATTTGGGCCTCAACTGCATGAAGCAGCACGGTGCCCCTCAAAGGGAGATTGAAGAATGATCTGGTCACTTATAACATTCGGAGGAATTCTGTTCTGGCTCTTGGCCGCAGTATTTGCCCTCATCGTCACACATTCTGTGAACAAGCAAGATAGTTGGGCTGTCCCGGCTTTCTGGAGTGTTGTTGCCCTCGCTCTGACTTATGCTTTCACCGATGCTCCTGTCCCTGATTTCACAGTCACGAACATCCTGATCGGTATCGTGTCTTGGTTTGGGATCGGAACTGTTTGGGCTATAGGTAAGTGGGTTCATCTGGCTTTTCAGATTCGTAACTTTGCTCGTAGTTTCACGCCTCGTGAAATTATCCAGCCTATGAGTGATGAGGCCCGAGCAAAAGATGAAGCGGATCAATTGCGTGAAGCAGTCTCAGACGAATTTAAACCTCATGACGCTTCATGGCGTCTGAACCTCCCTCCTAAGGCAAGTGAGTTCAAGACACGCATCAGCACATGGATCACTTTCTGGCCTGCTTCCATGTTGGCGACTATTATGGGTGATTTGATCGCTCCAGCAGTTGAGTTCTTGTTTAACGTTGGGGGTAATATTGCCAAAGGACTGGCTGGTACTTTCTCGGCTATCTCGAAGCGTATCTACGAGAGCTAACCACCACTCACCAATTGCGTCCTGAAAGGTCTTCTTCTATGGTGGAAACATCATAGAAGGAGACCTTTTCTTATGTCTAAACCCCGTCCTCAGCTCTATGTTTTCCTTGACCAACTTTGCAATGCCCTCCGATCCATTGGAAAGCCCGATCTGGCTGATGATATCCGAGCTACATACAAGAAAGGGCGAGCCTTTGATCAGCCCGCCCTCATAAGTCTCATAATTGATGCTCTAGATGATTCAGATCAGTTAGAGTTTGCCTTTATGCTTGAAGCTGCCTAGTCGTCACTCCCGCTTCACGAAACATCGTCTCACTAATGATCATGCTGTCATACCAGCGTTCATCCTTCTTCAATGTGGGGACCACGAGTTCACGTATCCCTGATTGAATGATGATTCCTGAGCAATCGCAGCATGGGAACAGAGTCACATACATAATCGACTCACTGAGGTCACGGCCCCCAGCGGCTAAAATAGCATTAGGCTCAGCATGCACAACCATAGGGTATTTGATCGCTCGATCAGCATACCTTTCAGACTTATCAGCGACTCCCCGAGGAAAGCCGTTGTAGCCCATACCGAGGACCTGTCTTGACTGTCGATCAACGATCACTGCCCCTACCTGAGTGGAAGGGTCCTTCGAGGCTGATGCAACATACTGCGCCAGCCCCATGAAATAATTATCCCAGAAACCGGGTTCACGTTTAAGCATCTTCACTTTCTCCTCTTCCTGTAATACGGACGTCTTTGACCACCCAATCTTGGTGACCCATTCCGTCATCCTTCATTACGACCTCAAAGTCAAGGTCCTCAAGCATCTGCACGAATTTTTCGAAGCTGACAGACGAACCTCGACCAATATCCTTTTGGTGGAAGGTATACTGGTCGTAAAGATCACGGGCCATTGTGTTATGACCTTCGAAGCGAACCACATTCTTATTCGAGTCGAGGAAGGCCTTGACGGAGTTGTTGATCCGGCGAAGCTGTTCCATACGAGCATTGTGGCTAGCACTCTTAGTGAAGTCACCCTGCTTACGTAGGCGAGCAAAAGCTTCAAGTGCCCAAGCAACGATGGCCTCACGCTCATCAGCGACGATGCTCTCTGCAAGGTCCTTGATCCGCTTCTCTACCGGGACCACATTGTTGAAATCCCAGAACATCCAGCGACGAGTGAAACCTCGTGAAGTATCACGACTGGTTGGCATGAAATTCGAACCAAACCAGTGAGCCGCAACTGGACGGTATGAGAACCGATCCTTACCCTTATACTCAGTCTCCTGAGTTGAGCCTTCGACGATCTGTTTGAAGTAGCTACCGGAGATCATACCTGCTTCGGGAAGCTCAGCACAGATATTTGCCACCTTACCAATCAGAGCGGTCTGAGCGAATCTTGCTCCCCATTCCTCTGGACTTAGCGATGCCACGCCTTGTGGGGGCAGGAGAGCACGAAGAATGTCTAAGAGGACTGTCTTACCCGTACCCGCCTTACCTACAAGCAGGAAGGCTCTCTGGTAGTCTGTGGCGACCCCCATAAGAGTAGCTGCCATAGCCTCTTGCAGGCTCATCACACGCTCGGTGTAATCAGGTTCATTACCCCAGCAGTCCGCGAGGAACTCCAAGAACCGATTGCATCGAGTTGCTGTTTCAGGCTTGTACTCAAATGGTAACGTAAATGTCGCACCATACTTCGGAGAGTGTTCGTCGATCTTGAGCGTCTCATCAACCCAACCATTAGCGAAGTTGATACCTGTCTCCAAAGCTTCAACCAGAGGCTTACGACACATACGCTCAAGAACCTTGGTTACACTGGCATAATCATTGTGACGCTGAACCAGCTTCGAGCCTTTCACATTCTCAGCGATCTCCATATAGATTTCGTCGTGCTCAACCAGTTTGAAGCATGATCCATTCCATTGCCAGAATTTCCCATGGTCGAAACGAATCTCACCGACGCGCTCAATTTGTTCAAGTACATACCGAGCAATGGTCTCATGGTCTTCCCAATCTTCACCACCTTCAACCTCACTCTTGGCAGCTTTGTAACCTTGCAGAAGGTCAGCCTTACCAAACTTGAGGTCCTCGGAGCCAGCGATCTTCTGGATGAAACCAATGAGAGCACGGAAGTCCATTTCGGAGAACTTATCATCTTTGGCGATAAGTCCCAGAAGCTCCTGCACACGAGCCATTGCCCAATCATCATCCTCAGGCTTTTCGGCCAGCTTTTCACGCAACCAAGAACGAGCCTTAGTCAAAGTCCAGCGAGAGACTTGGTTCTTGCTCATGATCAGCTTGACGGATTCATTTTCCTTCCATTGATCTTCCAGATTGGCATCCCAACCCTCAGGTAAAGACTTACCCTTCTCAAGGTCCTTAATGAGGAACTCGAAAAGCTTAGCCAAACCTTTGCCGGGGTCCATGTTGTCGCCACTGTTGACAGTCGCCGTGTACTGGCGAACCCAATGGATCATCTGGTCGATAGCCTCCTGCAAGGAGAATGTGTGGCTCTTATCAATGCCAAGCACCACGCGAGCCAAATAACCCGCATGGCGAATCATTTGAACATCACGTTCACCCTCCGGAACAACATCCACAGGACCAGAACGAGTACCCTTCGAGACCGAGAAACCACGGTCACCCAGAAGATCACGAAGCTGTTGGTCAATATCATCAGGCAGAGGGACGATTTTGTCCATCACCTCATACAGATGATTGTTCGAGGTATATGGCTTCATCGTGGTGGGGTGGATCGACGGAGGAACAACCATTTGGTTGCCTAGTCCGAGGAATTCGCAGATCATTCCGCCTTCCTCACCACGCAATTTGAAGTTGCGCTGACCAGACCATTTGTAAATTAGGCCCATACCCTTAGCGCCCACACGGGTCCAAGGAGTAGGTGGAAGGATGTCGAGGATAGCCTGAATAAGCGCCTCATCCTCGGTATCAATATCAATAGCACACAAACCAGAGGCCGACCCAAACGGTAGACCAATGTTGCAATTGTCATATTGTTGAAGCCATAGTTGCTTCTCAGTGTCAGTCGGAGACTGAGAACCATACTTAGACCAATCCAATAGGATTGGAGCCTTACCTGCGCCCTTCTGTCCAGAGTCCGCTGCTTTCAGTGGAATGACGGGAAGGCCTGCTGCCCAGTACTGGGGTGCGTGTTGTGCAAAAATTCCCATGTGTTTTTAGTCCTCTTCGTCTGCAAATGGTTCCAACTTCTCCAAGACCTTCATCCTGAGGTCCTGAGGCAGCTCATCCTCCATGAGCTGGATAACGGTAGCGATGAACTGATCCATCTTTTTGAGGTTCTTGATCCTCTCCTTCATCCCCAACATCTTCTCAATCAGAGCAGCGTGGGTTTTGATGACTTGAATCTTCTCGTTGGGTTCGAGGCCATTAATATCCCTCTTAATATCTTGGATGTAGCCTCGAAGTTCATCATACTCTTTATCAAGCTCACTGATGGTAATCTGAGTTTTCTTCGACTTAGCTCCTCGCTTCTGCTGACCTTCTGGCTTGCTTTCCGGGACGGTAACCTCTAGGATCGGATCGGCGATTAGACTCTTGAGAAGTTCGCGTGTCGGCTTATCGTAGGGAGCCTTACGACCGTCGAGATAGGTGGGATCATGCCGAGCGTTATCAAGCACGATCTTAAGGTTGTTCAGAGCCGAAATACTGATGGTCGGGTAATTGGCCATATGTTTTCCTTGGTTTTTGATGCGTGAGTGTGCTATACACATATCACTTTTGAAGATCAAGCCCACGCGCGAGAAAAAATAAGACAGGTTGTCAACCTGTAGCAAAAAGGCAGAAAATGCAATTATTTCGGAAGCTACATAAACAGGCCTCACAGAAGTTTAAGGCCTCCGGGGATGATGTTCCGATCTCTGACTGGATCACTGAGCACACCACACTAGCTCGAAAACCATTCAGCTTCAAGCGCTACCCCTTTCAGGAGCGTATTGCCGCAGACATGCACCCAAACATGTCGGTTATCAAGTGTTCACAGATTGGTCTGACCGAGGTTCAGGTACGGAAGTTCCTAGCCTTTCTGCGTCGGATGAATGGGGTATCCGGAATTTTCACGCTCCCTACAGAGGATATGGCGAAGCGTGTTTACACTACACGTATGTCTCCGATCCTCAAAGTGGACGACGTTTTCAACCCACCAATGGAGGATAAGCCTGTCCGCAGGCAGGACCTCGTGCAAATCCAAGACTCTTGGGGTTATATCACTCCGTGTATCGAGGGACCTGCTACCTCGATTCCTGCTGACATTCTATTCCACGACGAACTCGACCTATCGGATGAAGCGATGGTTGGTCTGTTCCAGTCTCGATTGCAGAACTCAGAATACAAGATAACTCAAGCTTTCTCAACTCCCACGTACATGGGTTACGGCGTGGATAAGAACTTCCAGCTCACAGACCAATGGCACTACATGGTCCGCTGCGGAAGCTGTGGCCATTGGCAGTTCCCTAAGTTTGAACACGACTGGATTCACATTGAAGGTATGAGCTTCGAGGTGGATAAGCTTACAGATATGACTCCTGAGCAGATCACCGGGATCAATCTCAAGGATTCTCACGTCTGTTGTGAGAAGTGTCGTAGCCGCTTGGACCTGCACGACACCGATCTTAGAGAGTGGGTGGCTAAGTACCCTTCGAAGGACACATTCCGTGGCTACAAGGTTAATCCGTTCTCAACGGATCGTATCACCCTAGAATATATCCTTGGGCAGCTTGCGAAGTACAAGTTACAGGAAAACGAGAAGGGCTTCCACAACACCGTGCTCGGTGAAGCTTACAGCCCCAGCTCTGCACAGATTCCCGAGGAAGCGATCAAAGCATGTATGGCCTCTCATGGACGACCAATTGTTCCGGGGTGGGATAAAGCAGTATTCATGGGTATCGATATGGGTGCTGTCTGCCATATTACCTTGGTTGGTGAACATGTAGATGGAAAAGACCCTTGGTTCTTATTCAAGACCTGTCACGCTTCTCAACTCCCGGCGGTTATTGCCGAGCTGATGAAGGAATATAACATCATTCAGGCTTGTGTTGACCGCTACCCTTATACTCCAGAAGTAGATAGCCTCCGTTTCAACACTAACCAAGTGGTGATGCCTATTGATTATAGTGGTAATGCCATTATTGCTCCGAAGAAAGATGAGACTGGTGAGATTATCTATTATCACGCCAACCGTACCTTCGCACTCGACATGGTAAGAACCTCTATCGTAAATAATATTGCGGTTCTGAACGGTTTCACTTCACATAAAGACACTTTGGTGGCACATTTGAGAGACATGGTCCGCGAGGAGCGGCCAGAAAAGGAACCTACGTGGATCAAGCTAAACGGCAACGATCACTTTTTCCACTCAATGGGCTACGCTCTTCTGGCTCGTCGAGTCGCGGAGCACTTGTTTTTGCAAAAGAGTGGAGATAGTGCTATGACGCTCTCCATGCTTGGAATGAATGTCGGAGACTATAATGACCCTACGAATCGTTTCAAAAATAAGGGTGTAAATAAGTATGGCCTCACTGGATAGTATACAGTTTCTGCTGCCTAAGAAAAAGAACAAGGCGGGTGGTACAGCAGCAACTCCGGGATTTGATCAGAGCGACGTAGTTCGTTCCGTTCCCAATTATGATAACCACCGAACAGATATTTTTGATAGTCGTCAGTCTGATGACAGTCGAACACTGCTCAACGATCTGGTTCGTCACGATCCGGATGTTTCTTCTGCCATCTTTGCTTTCGGCAGCATTTCTGGCTCCGCCGAAATGTTCATTACTGCCTACGACCTAAATGGTGAGGTATCAGAGGAAGGTATTAAGTTGGGTAAAGCCATTGAGGAACGCCTCTTTGGAATTCAGGACTATACTGTAGGCTTCTCGGCAAAGGCTAGTCGTAAACAATTCATGGATGATCTGCGGTATAGTACTCTACTCCGAGGCGTCTTAGGATTCGAACTGGTTTACAACAAGCAGCTTGAACCCTCACAACTCCGACTTGTGGACATGGCCACTGTAGAGTGGGAGGAAGCCAAACCCGGAGAATATAAACCTCAGCAGGAAGTCGATGGTGCTAACGACCCAGTTTCTTTGGACCTACCTACTTTCTTCACCGAGAAGTTCCACCAGAACCCAAACGACGTTTATGCTTATTCAACATTCGTATCCGCCATTAACACTATCGCTGCTCGTCAACAGGTCATCAATGACTTGTATCGAATCATGCAGCTTACAGGGTTCCCACGTCTAGACATTGAAGTTCTCGAAGACGTACTGATGGCCAATGCTCCACCAGCCCTCAGAAAAGATCCTAAAAAGCGTCAACAGTTTGTGGATCAGCAGCTCACTGCTATCCGAGGTCAGTTCTCAACCATCAGGCCTGATCAGGCGTTCGTTCACACCACTGCTGTTAAGGCAGGCATGATCAATGATAAGAACCCCGGTGCGGGTCTCAAAATTGAGCAGATCATCGAAACTCTCGATGCTCAGAACCAAGCCGCCTTGAAAACAATGCCTGCGGTTATTGGTAAGGCCAGCAATGGTGACACCGCTTCGACCGAAGCTCGACTTTTTGCTATGTCGTGTGACAGTTTGAATAAAACTCTTGCTGCGGCACTCAGCCGAGCATTCACACTGGCCGCTCGAATCGCTGGCTTCCAAGGACGCATCGATGTTCACTTCACTCCAATTGAGCTTAGGCCAACCCTTGAGCTTGAGCCTCATCTGACGATGAAGTCTTCCCGTCTCAAGCAAGACCTTTCACTCGGTATCATTACAGACGCCGAGTACCATCTCGCCATGTACAACCGCCCACCACCTGAGGGCTACACCCCACTATCGGGTACGGGCTTCCTTGAGCAGCAAACAGTTGACGTCGAGGCAGAAGGTATCTCACCAAACGACGATCCCAATGGTCGAGGTCAAGTCTCAGAAGGCGGTCAGAACGCCCGATCAAATAGAACTCAGTCAGGAGAGGTGTAACATGGTTCACTTGAAACAAAAGAATGAGTGGGGTATTGGAGGCTGAAATGAAAGAACTCACAAAGACTCCATTCATTACTGCGCTTCTAGCGAAAGCCGCTGGTGAAGACGTAGACATGAACAAGCTCCACGTATATGAGGTACGTGCGACGAGTACTGTTCCTTTCCGTGGGAAAGGCGGTACGATCTTTGAAAAAGGTCGGATCAGCCCCCACACCATTGCTCTCCTAGCTAGGTCAATCAACGAGGAAGCTGTTCCTCTGATGATGGATCATAATATGAGCGGAACCCCATATGGTAAGTTCTTCTACGCCGAAGCCATCCCGATGGATAATGGTGAGACGGAACTCCGTGGTTACATGTATGTGGACGATAGTGAGACACAAATTCTCGCTAAGTTGGAAGCCTCCTCTATCGATGAGGTATCAATTCAATTCCTATCAGAGCGTATGCTCTGTTCGGAGTGTGGTTTCGATTACTTCGAAGCAGTGGCAAATGGTGACTTCATGCCCATCATGACCCACACCTGTGAAAATGGACATGAAGTCGGCCAAAATGGAGTTCATGTAAACTTAGTTGGCGTGGCCGAAGTGATTGAGCTTAGCTTGGTTAGTCGTGGTGCAGCCAAAAATTCCAAGATTATAGGGGCATCTGATGCTATGTTGGGCGAGTCAGCACAAAGATTGGCCGCAAATGGTGTCGATGTTCTGAATAACTACTACTGCACGGCGTCAATCAACGACGAAGACGAAGATGAAGGAGTTTCCGACGTGGACCTGAAAGAATTTACAACTGCGCTGGCAGCAGCGGCTACTGAAAAAGCCGACCTAACTGTCCAGCTTAATGCTACAACTGCTGAGCGCGACTCGGCTGTAGCAGAACGCGACGCAGCAATTACTGCTCGTGACGAAGCAACCGAACAAGTAACTCAGCTTCAAGCTCAAATCGATGAGGTCGCTGAGCCTGAGTTCGACGAAGAAACAACTACAGCGCTGAAAGCTTACATCGGTAAGCAATATACTGCGTTGAAAGCCCTCGATGGTGAAGCTGACGCAACCGCTCCGGACGATATTGCCGAAGCTGTCCGTTTTATCAGTGAGAACGAAGCTCGCCTGAGTGCCTTGATTCCTGCCGAGGGTGCTAGCACCCCGGCTGGTAAGAACACCTCGGACAAGCCTACCCAGCCAAATGTCGCTGCTCTTAGCGCATTCAAGTCGTAACCAAGGAGTGAACTGAATATGACTTTCAATCCCTATCAAGTGGTTCTCGACGCATTCACTCAAGGTGACTTTGTCTTCACCATGTTCATCAGTGGTTCCGTAACTACTGCTGACGTGGGTAAGGCCGTCTCGCTGGACACGACTGCTGACGGAACTGTAAAACTGGCCGCTGATGATGACGCAATTTATGGTCGCATCTATCAGGTCGAAGATCGCAGTCAGGAAGGCGTAACAACTGTTTCGGTTGAAACTCGCTTCCGTAAGCGTGTTCCTATCGCATCAGGTGAAACTGTCAACCGTGGTGACACCGTAATCGGCGCTGGCGCTGGTGAAGTTAAGGCTGCGGTTACTGCGAACCCTGCTGCGAACATCGTTCTTGCGGTGGATGGCGATTATGCCATCGTCGAAAAGTAATAAGGAGTAACTGATCAATGCCTCAATTTCGTCCCCTAACTGAGCTGACTACTGACCGCCTGTCGGTTGACAAGGTAGTTGGTGCTCTCAAGAGCGATAATGCTCGTGACTCGCTCGAAGCGGGTACGGCACTCTTGACGAGCGCTAAAGAATATGGCATCAATGTCGCAGACTACCTGCGTCTGAAAGTTCAACCGGAAGGTGTCGCTCTCGAAGCTGGCCTCGACGGTTATGAAGCTGCCAAGCTCCACCTCGGCCTACCTACCAAGGATGACTACCGCAACGGTATCACCATGCAGGCGGCTGCTGACTCATTCGCAAGCTATCGCGGCGTTCGTGCCCTGTTCCCTGAAGTCATCGACGACGTGGTTCAGTGGAAGTATCGTCAGACTGAATTCGAAACTCCGGAAGCTCTTATCTCGCAGAGCCGCACCATTAATGGTACGGAACTGATCACTACGGTTGTTCAGGACTCTGAGGAAGACTACGAGCGTTACGGTATGGTTGCTGAGGGCGCTCGCGTCCCGGTCTGGTCAATCAAGGCCAGCGACCAGTCTGTCAAAATCTTCAAGTTCGGTATCGGGCTTGAGTGGACCTACGAATTCCAGCGTCGTGCAAGCCTCGATCTGATTTCGCCTTATGCACTTCGTGCCGAGCGTCAGACTAAGCGAGCAATGGCCGGAACTGCTTACTCGCTGATCGTCAACGGTGACGCAGTACATGGTGCTGCTCCGGTCCGTAATGCTTCTGATGTGGAAACTGACAACAATCTTGATGTTGGCGCTGTTGCCGCAGGTAAAATCAACTGGGAAATCCTGACTGCATGGCTCGTGGAACGTGCCAAGGCTGGTGCTCCGATTGACACCGTTGCTGGTAACTGGGACATGTTCCTCCAGTGGAAGCTTATGTTTGCTAAGGCTACTGAGCAGGAAGGCTTCACTCAGGTTGAAGCTCTGCAACGTGCAGGTGTAGGTGTGGCTCGTGAGAACCCTGGTCTTGACCTGAACCTCAAGTTCGCACTGGTTTCGAGCGCTACTGCAAACCAACTCGTTGGCTTCTCGCAAGCTGATACGGTTGAAGAACTCGTTGAAAACGGTTCGGATATTGAAGAGTCGGAGCGCATGATGCAGAACCAGAAGGTGAACCTGTACAGCACGAAGAACTGCGGCTACCGCCTGATCTTCGGCGACACCCGCTCGGTTCTCAACCTCGACGCTATCAGCTAAGGTTGACAGCATCGAAGACCCGAATTAGAAGGGGCGGGGCATTAGCTCCGCCCTTTTCATATCTAGCATAAGGAAACCCTATGACTGACGAAGTAAAGACCTCAACAAAGCGTGGGCGTGGACGTCCCAAAAAGCAGCCCGAATCAACTCCAACTGCCATAGAAGAAGCCAAGCAGGAGTCGCTAAAGGTTAAGGCCGAGAATGAGGTTGCCGAGAAGGAGAAGGCAGAAGCTGGAAGTAAGACAGATAACGTAATTACCAAGGCTCCCAAGAACCCTGAAATGATTACGGTCGAAACCACCGGACAATTTGGCTTGACTGACCCCATTACCGGGAGCTATATCCCACATGATAAATCGGTCGAAGTTCCCAAGAACAGCCCATTCACGGTGAAGATGATCGAACTCGGTAAACTCAAAGAGGTATAATAATGGAAACTGGAACTGACCTCAAGCATCTGGTGCTGTTCGAAAAGGGTCAGCCTACCAGTGACCTGACCTACACTCTAATCGATCAGAGCGGTGCCGCTTTAGATAGTGGCACCGCTGTTATTTCTCAGGGGCAAATGAGTTATCTTATCGAAGTATCTGGCGCTCTCAATGTAATGAGTAAGTCACTTATCGAGCAGATGACGCTCACTTGGTCTTACACGACTGCCACAGAATCAGTCACAGAAACCTACAAGTATAAGCTTCACGCAGCTATCCCATTCCCCGTTGGAGCGGATTCTGTTCGGAATATGTTAGGAGTGTCCGAAGAAGAGGTACGAGAATCGGACATTGACCTGTTTGCGGGATATCTATCTTTTCGTCAGGAACTTCCAGACACTACTGACTTCGCTGCACTTGGAGCAGCCGGAGACTTCGACACATACAGGATCGCTACAGCCATAGAAGCAGCAACAGCCCTGCTGCTATTGCCGACTCTGCAAGTACGCCTCCCTAAGGCGTACAACTCAGGAACCAGCGAGTATGAGCGTTGGAACTCAATCGACTGGGACCTCCTAAATGCTGAACTATCCACCAAGCTTCTAACAGGCTTGAATGTCATCGACGAAGACTTGGAGCTGTTCGAGGTCATTGATATCTTCGCACTCTCCGACGCACCTACAGACGTAATCACGGGAGCATAGTATGGTCAGTCGTTTTGATCTACCAACCGTCTACGCAGTATTGGTTGGTAAGGTACAGGAAATCATCACCAAGGCTCAGAACGAGGGGATTTCTCCTGACCTCGAATACGTTTCTTGGGCTGCTCGTCAGGACCCGACAGAGCTTCCGAATAAGGACTTGATCGGCGTAGCTGACTGGACGTTCGACGAGGCTGATCACATGCCTGAAATCGAACTGGTTATCCTCCTCTCAGTGTATAAGGATACGAACCTCTTTCGAGAACATGAGATCGCCAACCTCATTCGCAATGAGTGCGTTCACCCAAGTAAGCCAGAATACTTGGTCTGGAATGTTCGTGATGACACCAACACGGTATTCTCCCAGTTGGCGGTGACCAACTTTACTATGCTCCCCTCAGGCGAGTCTGAGGCACGTACTGTTCGTCAATTTGGGATCAGCTTGAAGCGAGCTGACTTTGCGAAATAACGACCTAAACGTAGTCCTGAATTTCACGTTCAATCCTCGCCCGTCTGTCTCTCAGGTGAAGGGCGAAGGCATCGCCAACTATACTATAAGAGACATCGCCTTCCGGGCTGGTAAGAGGCAGCAGCGACAATTAGGCTCCAATCTCCAGAGAGACTTCGCGCCCATCGTCGAACGAGAGCTACAAAAAATGGCTCGTCAAGTCGCCACCATGGCTGTTGGCATATCCAACCCCAATGCTAGCCCCTCAGGAACCTTGAAGATAGATGGCCCACTAGCGGAAGCTATGAAGGGTCGTGGAGGTCCTATGCAAATCTCCAGCGTAACTGGACCATGGAAGCAGAGAACCAAAGCCTATCTCAAATGGAAGGCCAAGACTTACCGAACACGCCGCTGGTTCAAGAACACAGGAGAACTACAGGCGGCTCTCAAACAGGTAGGAACCTATCACCAAGCATATGGCCCAATGGCTGTGAAGTTCATCCCCACGAAGGTTCCACAACCTTCTGTACTAAATATCGGTAGGTCTAGAGGTAGACCCTCAAACTTTATTGTGACTGGACGTCTTGAGCTAACCGTATTCCAACGGTTAGATACGTCTGACCTGCCAGCGATTGGTCAGAGAGCAACTTATAGTAAGAAAAGACTATCAGGCTTCGCGGACGACATTGAACAGAAGCTGGTGGGTAAGGACCCCAACAAGAAGTATCGCCCAGTGGTCGAGCCATTCCTGACTTATTATATCAATAGGAAGATTCCGAACGCTGTATTCCGGAAGGTTGAGAAAGTTTTAGCCTAAGACAGCACCGCTAAGACCTAAAGCATCATGAACCTCAAGGACGGTGTCGCCATCAATCAAGTCACCCCGTATAATCTCATGATTCGTTATGATACGACGCTTCTCATGAGGGATACGGATCTCCCGATCAAACGCTTCCTGCAAGGGTTCAAAGGACAAATAGATACTTACTGGGTCGCTTTCCACACCCTCACGTTCAAGACCAGTACGGACATCGGTAACTGTGGTGCGTCGTGTTAGTTGAGCTACATGTCGCGCCTCGTAGAGACGGTAAGCAACAAAAGGATCACCCATTGAGGTTTCACTAGGACTGTGGGAGGCCACCATATACTTTAGGCCAGAGGGGCTTTGAATTACCATTCTGGGTTTTAGGTGAAGATTAGGAGAGACCTTGAGGATTCTGCGTGGAGCCACCCAATTTACTGTGGCTCCTTCGGGTAGGTTAATATCCTCCAGCGCCCCATGAAATGTCCCCGTACCATTCTCAATTACCGAGAACGGTATCTCGAACTTCTCTCTCGTCGCTTGTATTCTCATCAACCTACCTTAAAGAAATCATTCAACTTACCCACCGCCTCGTCGGGCTTCATATCGTTGACGAGCTTACCTCCACTAGAGTTACTCTCACCACCGAAGGCTTGTGCGAGCACTTTTAGCATAGCATAGTGCTGCTGTAAATGATTAGCTGTCGTCTCACCAAGCCTCACCCGAAGCTGATAGTAGACGTCATACCATATTTCTTTGGAAGCTATATCAATGAACTCGCTGGGCTTAGCACCGTAAGCCCAGCAAATCTGTTCTTCGTGGTCTAGTCCGTCGAACCAGTCCCTAAAAGGTTTGAGGACATCTTCTCCGCCATTTCCGGGAACCGGGCCATTCTTTGCTGTAGCTTGTAGCCCTGACTCATAAAAAAATAGGTAACGTGTTCCATAGTCCACGCCAGAATGTCGTCGATTTCGAAAAAGTCCAGACCCATTTCGTCCAGCTTCTCTACGGGGATCAGATCGTCTACCTCTGTGATAGGTTTCTTCGCATCGCTGAGAAGTCTCCGAACAATCAGATCACGAGTGTCCTGACTCATCATAACTGAGTTCAACGCCTCATCGACAGTTCCAACAAATCGGAGGATATCGTTGAAGACCACATAGGTCATCACGATTGGTTTTTCGAGGCTTTGGAGCTGTAATTCCTTATCCGGACGCTCAGGTTTTGACTGTGCCATTCATTAACTCTTTCAGTTTTTCGTGAGGGATGTATTCTAGGATAAATTGACCAACCGCACTATCCTTCTCTTTTTCTGATTCCAGTCCAGCCTTCATCAGTTGAATGATTGCTGCGTTAAGAGAGGGAAAGCCTTTATCTATTCCCCACTGAGAGGCTTCAATATATTGGTCTTCTGGGATACGAATTGAGAGGGTCTTTACCGCTCTCTTTGGTTTGGGTTGGTTCATATTGCCTCCTTTGCCAGTTTAGACTATACAAGTCAAGCAGAAATTGTTGAACACAATATAGGAATTACCAATGGCTGACGTGAAAGACCAAAAGTTTGTAATCGGGAACGCGACCGTTATGCTCGCTCCCTATACTGAGGACGTTTTCGCCCTCACTCCTGACGACCACTCGGTAGGTATGGTGAAGGCTGTTACGATGACTCAATCGTCTGACCAGATCATGCTTAAGAACGGTGTGGCTCAGCTCACCGTCGATACGGTACGTTCGAACGTGGCAATGGCTACTAGCTTCGAAGGCTACGAATTCAGCGCTCGTAACATCATGTATGCTCTCGGCCTTGATGGTACGGTTGTACAGCGCCTCCGTGGTCGTCTTACTGCCGCTGTTGCCGCTGCTGGTACGGCTCTCTCAGTTGAATCTTACCCAGTTCCGGGTGAAGCTGAATCTCTGATCGACGACGTGTCTGATCTGCCTGTAGGCGGTACGCTTCTACTTCAACGTGCAAGCGAGCCTGACTTCGTTTATCCTGCAAAGATCAGCGCAACGACAACTGGTTCGGGTCCTTATGACGTAACCATCGGCGCTCTGCCAACTGGCATCAGCTTCGAAATTGGCGATACGGTCTGGGTCGTGAACGAAATCGAAGCCGGATCGTTTGATCA